GAGGCCTCTTTCACCAGATCTACTTTCGTACAAAGAAGTCCACTCTTTCATAAATATACCCATCTCTGGTCTATCTTTATAAACAGCAGAATTATTAGCATAAGATCTATAACTGTGGTGATTCCACCAATCTCCAGATTTAGCACCTCGCAATAGATCATCACTAAGATTACTAAGAGAAATGAGTGCAGATCTGCGAACACCACCTACTACTACAACTTGTGCCGTCTTACACACTAAATCATGGCACTCAATACTACTCAATCGCCTACCTGCACTCTTTCTGAACAGGCTAACCGCAAACCTGAACAGGTCATCTAGTGGATCAGGACCACTTGCCCTGCCACCAAAAGTTCTAAGTCTAGCTCCGGCTGGTCTTACTTGGCTCATATCCCAAGTAGGAACTTGACCAGAATACAACAAAGATATTAATTCTTTAAATGCTCTAGCCCAACCAGACTTACTATCTTTTACAACTATAACTGTGCTACTGTCTTCAAAATGTTCTTCTACTTTCGGTAATTGTAGTACACTTTCTCGTTCTACCGAAAAACCTACACCTGTACCATTCATTAAGATATAAAGTATTTCATCAAATGCTCTTGTGCTATCTATAGGAACATAACTACAATTATAAGCGGCAACATTACATTTTTCTACAGCCTTGCCTGATGTCATTAGTAGACGCATAGACGGCATAATCTCAAGATTAAGAATAGAAGTTTTTAATTTTTTTACTGTATTATCATCAAAAACATTACCACTTTTCTCTGTAGATTTCATGTAGTCAAAGTAACGACCTACAGTTTCTTCCCATGTTTCTCTACGGTTCTCATCATCTAGCCACCTTGAGTAACGTGATGTATGTATGTATTCTTGATATGCGGTTGGTAATTTGTACATTAGACTCCCCTTAGATCTGCTTCTTTATAGCGGTTAGATTTTAATACTTTCCCATCTTTACGAAAGATAGGCTTTCCATTTTCGTCAAGTTTTGACATATTTGATTGGTGTACACGATTAAATATCACTTGCATATCCCAACCAAAATCTACGAACAAACCTGCTAACACATATAGTAAGTCAGCAGCCTCTTTTTTTATTTCTGTTTCTTTTCCCTCTCCCATAGCTTGTATTAACTCTACACACTCTTCATAGATTAATTTTTGTCGGAGGTCAAATACCTCTGCTACTTTACTATCTTGTTTTATAAGAGAGAAATCTAAATCTGTAGGTCTTTGAAATGCTTTTTGAAACTGTGCTACAGCATCTTGTATTGTACGGTATCGAGGCATCATGGTAAATGTTTTTCTAAAGTTATGTAAGCATCGTGTTTTGTTCTTACATCTTTAAGTTTTTTTATATACCACTCTGCTTTTGCTAAATCTTCTAAAGGTTTTTGTTTGTGTTCATATCTACTGATGTATTTTATAATACACCCTTTTAGATAACCTATAAATTCATCTACTGGTAATAAGTTTTCCATAATATCTATAGTTTCCATGCCACCTTTTTGATAGTGAGGCGGATTATTTACAACATCATTAAAAGTTTTAATACCAGCTTTTTCATCCATAAGTTTTTCATAATTGTTTCTAGTGTCTACAGGTTTTCCAATGTTTTCTTTTTTCCACATTTCAATTTGTTTTTTCCCTATTGGGCTTTTCCATGTTGCATCTATTTTTTTTGGCATTTATTTTTCCTTCTTCAACCAGTTTTCATCAATAACTCTATCACTATACAAAAAACCATTACGGTCACACCACTCACCATAGGTAGTTTTAGCTCCTTTACGCAATTTATTTTTAGAATTAGAGAACACAAAACGAATATCAATATTAGGATGTTGATCTCTAAATGTCAAGTGTTTTGTTCTATCCTCAGACAGAAAAAATCCCTTTGTTTCTACATAAAAGTTATACTCTGATATATAGAAATCAGGAGTATAAACAGTAGGCTTTGGGATATAAGTATAACCATCGGGTTCATAACTAAAATCCAATCCTCTTTTAATTAAATCTGATGCAAAATCTACTTCAAAATTACTACGATACTTTGTACCAGCCACTCTCCTAGCTGGTATTACTCTTCTACGCATTTACAATCTTTCTACTGATACATACTTTGGTTTATTTTCCGCTATCAATGAGTTTACAGACGCATTTAAAAACATCAAGGTTCTTTGTCCATGAGTTTTCATAGGGCTATTGTTTTCTTCATTTAAAAAATCATTATCTATAATTACGATACCACCAGCATTAAGAACACTTATAACAACTTTTGCATCTTCTGTAAACCTATCAACATTATAGCTGTAGCTAGAGTCATCCCAATAACCTGAAATATCTTGTGAAGCTGTTTTCCTAATTGTAAGAGGTAAACAGTTTTTTTGTTGTCTTCTAAAGGTATCGCCACCTTCTTTTTTTTCGTTTTCGCCATAAATAAAATAACAATTAAAGTTATTATATACATCTTCATTTTTTATATTATTTAAAACTACTATAGACATTACATCTCCTTATTTTTTAATTTTGAATACCAAACCAAAGGAGGGTTTTTTGCGGCAGTTGCAACTTTGTGATGTAGTTCTGCTTTGGGCCAACAATGTGTTTTAAATTTACAAAAACTACAAGTGGTGTTTAAAACTTTATTGCCTGTTGGTGTTCCTTTGTAAACTTCTGAGACTTCATCTAATTTTTGTACAGGAATAGTTTTGTCTTGTAGCACATTAATATTGTGTCTGGCCCAAGACAAGGCTTCTTCTCTTTCTTGGTCTTGTACATTTGGTGTAGGACATATTTGTATTTCTCCAGACGATTTGTTGATAGCTATCCAACCACCAAAAGGTTTGCCTACAGCCTCTGCATATAAAAATCCTTGCACTACATATCCAAAAGGATCATTTTCTTTTACACGATTATAACTTGTAAACTTACTGGTATAAGCATACGGACTTGCTGTTTTAATATCCCATACTTTACCATCAATAATAATATCAAGTGTGCCTTTTAAAGTTACACCTTCAATCTCCAATGTTACTGGTTTTTGATACGCTTCTACATTTACACCAGCCTCTACTAATTCTAAATACAACAATGTTTCAAGAATATCACCAAATAAAAATCTATTAACAGCATTGTATTCCATGCCACCTTCTACATTAACATCATCTCTTTCTAATTGTTGCTGGCAAACTGGCTTACCAAGACCAGACATACGCATAGACCAGTCTTTTTCTTTGGGTATAAATTGTTTTTCTATTGCTTTTGCACACTCTTCCTTAAAGAAAGAAATAGAGTCAGGGGAAATATAGGCATCCCCTGAAACTACTTTCTGTAAGTACAGTTGTACATACTCTTTGATGAGATTATTCATCTAGCTCTTCAACAACCTCTACGTCTTCAAAGTCTTGTCTCTTTTCACGATACTTATTTTCTATCTCTGTATTGTGAATATTAACAATATCCATGAAGCTCTCAAGGATCGGTACATCCATCTTAGGACTGAACTCAACATAGTCCTTGATTTCAATACCAGCCTTATAAAATATAGAACCACCAGCTTTCTGTCGTACAGTCTTTAAGTTAGCTCGTGTGTTGAATAATAGCTTACCCTGTTTTTCTAGTGTCTTAATCCAATCACTAACAGGCATAAAGTTTGTTCCTCTTGCGTACCATACATGAGGAACAGCCTCACCATCTACATCAACTGTTCCATAGATTACTTGCGAACATTTAATACCAGCTTGAAGTGTTCTTGCTGGGTCGTCAGGAGCAAGAGCCTCTAAGTCTTTTGCACTTAACTTACCACACTTCAATCCACCAGCACTATCCAAAAATGTGTCACCAAAAGATCCAGCTTGTACGGTCATAGATGAATAGTTTTGTTCATTTTGATCCCACACGCTGTACATATATCTTCTGAGAAAAGGTCTAAACACAATTTCTTTCATGTGTATATTCCCACCTAGTGAATTTTGGACTCGCCATTGTCCACGAGGTAGAGTATTACCTTCTTCATCTTCGGTATTATGTTCTATAGCCAAACGAGGTAAATACCTCTTCTCGCTACCACTATCAATAGACAAATCCTTTTGACCTATCAAGGCCATTAAAGCATTAGTGTCTATCTTATCTGCTGTAACTAAATCCGTTACAGATGGTTTTTCTTGTTCTGCCATTAGCATATTAGCTCCTTTGTTTTGACAGTTTCTAGGTTAGACCAATCATTACCAATTTTTAACTCTATTCCGATTGGCATATTATAATCTATTCCATACCTGTTCTTACACTCCTCTCGTATACCAAGCATGGCATTTTCCATAAGTTCTATTGCGATATCCTCTTCTTGAGGATGCACATCCATGACGATACTATCATGTACTGTATTACAAATCAAGCTCTTTATGTTTGATTTTTTTATTTCGTTGTGTAGTGATATTAATGCAACAGGTAGTAAATCTGCTGTCGCAAACCCTTGTACTGGGTAGTTTTTTATCTGTGTACCATTAGAAAAACCCCCACTAGGAAAACGTCTAACATTAGGAAAAAGATATTGTCTACCAGAAGGTAATGTAATTCTTTTCTTTGTCAATGCCTCAACACCTAATTTTTCGTGCCAATCTGCTATGCCCTTGTATTTTTCAAGAAATGCTTTGTAATATTTTCTTTCGTTTGGTGTACCAGTAACACCACCATATAAAGGCTTAAATGTGTGTGCTTTAGCATCTTGTCTACTAACACCAATTATTTTTGCGGTGTAAGAATGAACATCTACCTTATCTTCTACATCTTTTAATACTTGCTTGTCTTGAGATAGAAAACCAGCTACTCTAAACTCTAGCTGACTGTAATCTCCTTCTAGTATCTTACCACCATCAAATCGACTAACGATGGCTTCTCTTACTGGAAATGTACCACTTCTAGGCATATTTTGAAAGTTTGGATTGCGAGATGATAGTCTACCTGTAGCTGTAACACATTGCATAAACTGTGGATGAATGTACTCATCTCCACCTGTATTGTTTTTTATGTTCTCAACAAATGTATTAAGATAGGTTGCTAACGCATTGTATCTCATATATTTTTCTAAAAACTCTCGTTGCATACCACTAACCTGTAGCATCTTCTCTTTAATAGTATTTACATCTGTTTTAAATCCATGCACCGATAAATCTTTTTCGTTAAGTGGTATTAAACCTAGACCAGCCTTTTGATTGGTCTTGACGTAAATAGAGCCAACACCAAAACATTTTTTGCATTTTCTCGGCATACCGTATGTGCCGTCTTTTCTTACATAATCAACCACTCCTCTACCTTTGCAAGCAATACAATTTTGTTTTTTTGTTTTTACAAACAATGTAACCTTGCTGTAATACTTTTCTTTAAATACTTTTGGGTGAGTAACCTTTACAAATTTCTTTTTTCTTTTACCTGCTTTAACTTCTGTGCCTAAATCAAAAACAACTTTCCATGATTTTTTATCTTTAACCACCATAGAATAAAATAATTTTGATCTGTCTTCAGCAGAAGATAAATTGATTGGTGTATCTCCACATAAACTTTTTACAGCATTTTGTAGGTCTACCTCTAGCTGAGAATGTTCATCTCGAAAACTTTTTTCTATTTGCTGTAATTTATTTTTATTAACTTTAATACCAGAGTTTTCTATGTCACATAAAACACGACATAAATCCATGTGCAATCTAACTGTGTTTTTCATTAGCCCACTCCTCTAAATTTATCTTTAACATTTGTGCTTGTACTAATGCTAACTCGTAAGTTGACTCTACATCTTGCTCACCATACTCTACTAATTTATCCCACGATATTTCATCTACACCCTTACCAGCTTTAATAAAACTATCAAAAATCTCAGACTTTTTTTCTGTTACATCTCGTCTTTTACATGATGCACTCAAGGACATATCTCTATGTAATCCTCTAGCTAATAAATATTCGACACCCATTGTATCCCATAATTCACCATTGTATGTAAATCCACAAGTTAATAACCATTGTAAATCATATTTTATGTTATGACCTATTAATAATTCTGTTCTATCCAAAGCACCTTGTAAAATTGTTACATTGTTAAATGTTGGTTCTTGCTCTGCATGATAAAAACATAAATATTCTTTTTCGCCTGTGTTTGTAAGATAACCAACAGACACCAACATATTTTCACCGTTGTAAGGCATACTATTTTTACCTTCAAAAGTATTCTCGATATCTAAACAAGTAATCATGTGTAATACTTTCCTGTAGCTATATTTAAAGAGGCATGAACCGTACCATGCCAACCATTTATTTTATTTTTACTAACTGTCAACCACCGTGTATTATCTTCTATACCTAAATTTTTACCAATACCTACAATTACATCAGCCTCACCAGCTTTACCAGTACGGCTGTTATCTAACATTGAATAATCAATAACTTCTTTTTGATGGGCTTCATAACTAGCTTGAGATATGGCCCACACTAAACAATTATTACGTTTAGCTAGTTCTCTACCAGCTACATATAATTCTTTTAGTTTTTCATCTCCTCTCGAAAACAAACCATCTATCTTTACTTTATCCATTTGATCAATAAAAATAACATCAGGTTTATTTAAAGCTGTAAAGTTTACAATCTCTTCAACTTTTGTTCCTACACTATCTACAACAACTAGATTTTTATCTATAATATTTTTGTACTCTTCAAGATATTTATTCTTGTTGGTTTTAAGTGTAGCTTTATCCACATTAAAATATGATGTTATTATTCTTAACTTTACTTTCTTTGCTAATTCTTCATTAGCCCAATAATGTACCTTGAAACCACAAGCTAAATAGTGTGCTGTAAGATAAGCACAGAAACTTGTCTTGCCTACCTCTGGTCTAGCAAAAATAATACCAAAGTCACCTCTGTTCATACCACGCAAGTTTTCTTCAAGTGTTGGTATACCAAAAGTAAAGTCTGGTGTTTCTGTTGTGGCTTGTACTAATTCTTGAAAGTCATCTCTTATAATTACAAACGTATCATGTGGTTCTAGACTATTAGACGACACTCTATCCATCATCTTAGCTATATCAGAAAAAGCTAATTCATTATCACCAGTCCAAAATTCTACAGCTTTCTCTCCTATCTGTCTTGCTATATCTCTTTGCCAAAATACTTTAGCCCAATCATAAGCTAATTCTTCGTTGACTGTTTGTATGGATAGTAAGTTATCAATCAGAACATCAACCTGTTCTGCTTTACTGTCTGGTGTAGCTGGATATAATATTTTATGGACAGCAACCAAAGAGGGTTTATCTAATTTATCAATGTCCTCATAGTCTAAGTGTGCTTTGCGTATTGTGTGTGCTATTGTTCGCCAGTCTTTGGGAAACATTGAAGGAGTAATAAAATTCTTTACTCTATCCCAAACACTTTTGCTTAACATAGTAGCTAAAACATTAAGCTCAATGTTCTCCATTAAGAACTACCGTTCTTTTTTATTCTGCTTTGTGAAGGTGTAAGTTTTTTTCTATGATTTAAAGGTCTTTCTCTAAATCTTCTTCTTACAGGTTTTCTTCCCACATATGTATTAACACCAAAAGATGATTTTTTCTTAGCCATGTTGCCCCATTAATTTTTCTATGTCCTCTTCTTCCATGTTTTTTATATCTACTTCAGGAAATAGGACTCCAATATTTTTTACCTTGTGTTTTAGTATATCACATATCTGCATACTTTTCAAGGTCGCATCTTTATCTAAACAAACTAAAATTTTATCGTAACTACTTTTTGTAAGATAATGCAGCAGTAATTCAGATAAAACTGTACCACATAAACTAATCCCTACTACATTGTGTAGTTTAGAAATAACACAAGCAGAAGGTATATCTTCAACTAGGACAGCGATGTTGCCACTTCCTATTTTATAATCAGCTGATGTTTTCGCATACTTAAACCATTTAGGCTTGCCACTTACTCTAAGAGTTCGGCCTACAGCATTGATTAC